ATAATGTAGCCAACCCTGACACAATTGTATTAGTGAGCACATGAATGTTGTGCCTCCTGACTCTAAGGCTTGTGTTAAGACACTATAGAATATCTGACATCTATCTGTGAACACTTCTACTAAATTGACCTCTAAGCAAGCAGACACCCATCTAAAAGTAGGCTTAATTATCTTTCCATGACTCCACCACTCTGAATTATATTCAACTAAATTCATTGTTCCTATGGAAGACTTAGAACTACTAGGCCAAATTGATAGGAATTTCCCTATCTCTTCCTTCCATTCTAACACAGCTGTTATGAATCTTAATGTTTTCCTATCTGTTCATGTGGTGCTAATAAGGCATGCAGAATCATCACTACCTTGAACAACAGTAACAATACAATCAATTCCATTCTTCTTCAGTAAGGCCTCTGAGATCATTCTAAATCCTTCCTGCAATAAGCTATGCAGGACTGAGCTAGTCCTATGAGGAATCCCTTGGAACATTCCATGTTCCACTTCTATCATGTTTGTATTTTTCCCAATGAAGGGGTTGGCCCCTTTTAGAAAGGCTGTCTTGAGCTTCTTGAGGGTCGGGTGATAGATTTGTGCAAAAGGGGTCCTTTTGAGTGTTGCTATCAGCTGATCAGGAATAGCTATTCTCTTCTTAGTCCATAAAGAGAAACATTGATAAAGAAACCCCTCAAATTCTGATGGGGCTATTTTGGTGAGCATCATGTAGAACTTGGAAGAGTGATGTCTCTGACACCATTTCGTTGCATCTGCAGATTTACACATTGTAATATGAGGTCCTAATTTACTTTCTGCCAGAAGCTCATGTTGTTTAAGATATGTCTCCTTAACTTTGGGATTACATACTGAATCAGATGGAAACAGCCTTTTCCCTATGACAAGAGACAACCTCTCAAAAAAATATTGAAACATCCTTGCTTTAATTTCTAGCACATGTATCTCTCTATCACCATTGTGTTGATCTTTTGGAAAGCAATCTGAAAAAAACCACCCTCTACTATTTATTGCCTGAAGAGAGAATAGCATCACTTTCAATGGTGTTGGGTACTCATCATTCCTCTTAGACATGTATTCCTTAATAATTCTTACTAAAGATGTGATTACTCTAGGCCTTTTCCCCTGTAGTTTCGGGTTGAGTTCTCTGAGTTTCTTCACATATGTGTTCC